GTTTTGTTATCGCTATTCCTTCTTTTGATATATTCATAACTGATTATTTTGACAATATACAAAGATAGATAAAATAATAAATAAAACAATGGATAAAAATAATTATTTGAATTACAAATAGTATGCTCGTTTTTTTATAAAGGACTGCATTTGTTCCCACTAGATCTTTAGTTTAGCGGTAATCCATCAAGAACAGGCTACTGAACTTATTCCAAGGAACATTGAAATTATGTTGTATTACTTTATCTGAATAATATGAAATGAAAGTTCACCTCCATATTTTTAACTTTCTGTTGTAGTATAAATGAATAGGTGATAGATTATCTTAAATACCAAGAAAATACATATAATCAATCTATGAAACAGAACATTTTTTACGAAAATAGCCCTTGGCTGATTTGTTGACATAATCTACTTTTGTAATGTAACAATTATATCATTTTAAAATATGTAACAATGAAGATTATTTATCTGATAATATGGAGTATCTGTTATTTGCTCTCTTTGCTTCCACTTTGGTTATTGTATATCCTTTCAGACCTTATTTATCTTTTATTATATCATGTAATACGATATCGGAGAATCATTGTTAAGGACAACTTGTATCAATCCTTTCCAGAAAAAGATGAAAAATGGATAATTACCACAGAAAAACGTTTTTATCACTTTTTTTGTGACTATATAATAGAAACGCTCAAACTTTTTTCTATTTCCAGGCAAAATATGAAGAAAAGGATGCAGTTCGTCGGAGTGGAAGACATGGTGGAAGCACTAAATAAAGAAAACAAGCAGTTTGCTTTCATTTATTTGGGACATCATGGCAATTGGGAATGGATTTCCTCACTTACTGCCCGTATACATGAAATAAATCCAGAAGTCATTGGAGGACAGATATATCATCCGCTATCCAATAGCATTATAGACAGGCTGTTGAAAAGAATACGTGAAAGATCAGGAGGAAAAAACATACCGATGAAGGAAACTTTACGATGGATTCTGAAACGGAAAAGAAACGGAGAAAAAGCAATAATCGGCTTTATTGCTGACCAGAATCCAAAATGGAACTGCATCCATCATTGGGTAGAATTTTTCCATCGCAAAACGCCTGTTTTTATCGGAACTGAACATATTGGCAAACAAGTGGATGCCTTAATCTTTTATGCGGATGTAGAATGTGTCAGAAGAGGGCACTATCGTTGCAGGATAACCCGTATGGTGGAAGATGTGAAGGAATATAAGAATTATGAAGTTACCGATCTTTATATACGATTACTAGAACAGTCCATACAAAGAAGTCCTTCGTTTTGGTTATGGACACACAACAGATGGAAACGCACATACGAGGAGTTTGTCATACGACAGATAAACAAGAATGGTGAACTACCTCTAAACTGAAGATTTAGAGGTAGTTCACATATTTACGAAATACATTTATAAAAGTCCGTTAGAACCGAGCATGACCAGCATGAAATATCCTAAAACAAGACCAACACCTCCTATAATGAGTCCGACTTTTTCCATATCTTTCTGCAGGATCATGCCAGTGGCATGTGCCAAGGCATTTGGTGGAGTAGAGATTGGAAGGACCATAGCCAGGGATGAGCCCAAAGCCACACCGATAAGCAGTGTTGCCACTCCCCCAAGCGGTAACAGATTATCCCTCATACTTATTCCTGCAATAGCCAGTATCGGAACCAGTAAGGCTGCTGTGGCTGTATGTGAGATGAAGTTGGCCATTGTATAGCAGATAAGTCCTGAACCAACCACCATCAGTATTGGAGGCCATGTATTGAATGGTATTGCTTCAATCATATGTTTGGCAAGTCCTGTCTCTTGTAAAGCCACCCCCAGTGCAAAACCTCCTGCCACCATCCAAAGCACACTCCAGCTGATTTCTTCCAAGTCGCGTTTAGTGATTACTCCAGTCACACAAAACACGGCAACAGGAATCATGGCCACGACATTGGAGTTTACCCCAGTGAACTTATCGGACATCCACAACAATACCGTAATGGCGAAAGTTACATATACAACGATGGAACGCCAGTCTTTTTTCGCCTCGCCTTCTATTTGCAACTCGATTTTTTTCTGCTTGAAAGGGAACAGACGCAGCAATACGAACCATGCTATAAATAATATGACAACGGTATAGGGCAACATAAACGCCATCCACTCTCCAAAACCTATATTCAGATTCAAGCCTTCAGGATCATTCAGATATTTCAACGCGATAGCGTTGGGCGGTGTACCGATTGGGGTTCCCATCCCTCCTACGTTGGCTGCTACTGGAATTGCCATGGCCAGACCTATTTTGCCCTTCCCATCAGCTGGCAGTGCCTTCAATACAGGTGTCAGAAATGTGAGCATCATGGCTGCTGTGGCTGTATTGCTGAGAAACATGGAGAAAACCGCTGTTACCAAAATGAATCCCAGAAGAACATAACGTGACTGTGTGCCGAAAGGTTTCAACATACTACGTGCCAGCAATATATCCAATCCGCTTTTGGTTGCGGCAATAGCCAAAATAAACCCTCCAATAAAAAGCATGATGATTGGATCAGCAAAACAGTGCATGATGGATTTGTACTTTACAGTCTGGCCCAGTTCCTCAACAGAAATGTTGTGTGTGAAGATCCATAGGCTGCTGTCCGAAACGGTAAGCAATAATAAAACAACAATCAATACGGAAGTTGTCCATGCCGGTATGGCTTCAAATATCCACATGAGTGTGGCGAAAGCAAAAATAGAGATAAGTCTTTGTTCTATAATTGTCAGCCCCGCGACTCCGAATGTTTCGACAGGGAGAAACCATAATACAAGGGATACCATGATAGCGACAGCCAGTTTTATTCCCCTAGAGACAATTCTTTTTTCCGCTAGTCTTTTAGCTTTTTTCAATTCTTGATAAGTTTCCACCAAATGGAAACCGCGAAAAATTTTATACATAGTATTAGTTTTTATAAAAATTTGGTTTAAAGCGGACCAAAGATAAGCTTTTATTTCCAAACAGGCAATTTTATTTTTGTGCCAGCGGACGTTCCTGTATATTTGGTTATTCCTTATTCTGTTTACGGTTATTTTCCGCCATTGCAAATTAAGAGTTCTGTCATTTGTACTAAATGTGTCCTTCCTTGTTGTTTCTTGATTTATATGTCAAAGCTCCGATTTTGCCCTTAAAGTGAAGATTTAGAGGTTTTCAAATATAATTCCTATAAATCCTCTTTCTTTCAAAACGTTCAATTTGCAGAGCAGTCTTTTGTATTCAGCACAATCTTTGTCCACAGCTGGTAATTCTTTATCTGATTAGTCAACTGAAGTTCTTTGGAGTTTTCTTTTACAATTGCAGCCAATTGGTTGACACATGCTAGCATATTTCTCCTATTTTCAGAATATGTACTCCTTAGTTCTGTCACGTTATTGGTCATTTTCTATATTTTAAGGAGCAGGATAATTTGCAGGATACCAAATACCAATGTTAATCATGATTTCTTATGTTTTAATTGATATTGTTTCCGTTGCTTGCAGGCTATTTCAAAAGCCGTTCTTATCTCGTTTGAATAATTTCGGATATCTTCTACTGATTGTAACTGAATCCATTTATATCCGGTTCTGTTCTCTGTAACAAAACATATCCGCTTGCTGTACGGCCTTAATGATACACGGCATACCCACCAATATTCATGTCCAGTCCAAATCAGCAGATAGCCTTTGAAACTGGTATATGATATTTCACTTTGTTCCCCAAGAACAGCTCTGATTATATTGTATGTGTCTGTTTCCTCCCGTGTAATCACTGCATCTTGTTTGTCACCTATAACAGCCATTCCATCGTTCGGTGCTTGTCGTGTTTTCTCTTCTTTCACCAGTATGGCGGTATCCGATCTGCCTGAAATCATCCCTCCTATCACGGACAAGATAGATTTCCTCACAATCGGTCTGTATTCTTCGATCAGCTTCGGTGTGGATTTCCCGTTATTAAGACTTCTGACAAAATACCTCGTAAACTCATCGCCCGGCGACTGGAAATTCTTTGCAAGAATCTCCTTTATCTGTATCATCATTTGCAGTTCCTTTGCCGTGCTGAGTATTTCCGACTCATTGTAGCATGACTTGTGGAACTTCTTCATTTCCTCTATATCTGCATCCGACAAGTCCAGCATATTCACCACCAAGAAAGGTTTCTCGTCCATGATGTTCGTCTTGTCAAGATCCGCATAAAACCGATACTCGATACCGTTTGTAAGCACCCCAAAGCGTGCGTTGGACGCAGCATAGTATTTTGAAAGCTGGGTGTTGTGCAAGTCAAGGTTCTGCTTACAGTGCTTGCATTCTATCAGAAGAATCGTCCTGCCATCCTTTTTGATGGCGTAATCTATCTTATCACCTTTCCTTGTCAGATCGCAGTCCATTTCAGGCACTACCTCAAAAGGATTGAATACATCATATCCCAACGCCGTTATTATGGGCATGATGAAGGCGTTTTTGGTGGCTTCCTCTGTCTGGATGGCATCTTTCTGCTTCTTTATCCTTTCCGCAAGCTGAAGTATATTGTCTTTGAAATCCATACCTATTTTATAAGTTGTTTATAAATTCGGTCGCTTCATTCTGTTCAGTTCCGGTGTATTCCATATACTCCCTTACAGCCTGCTCGATATACCCACGGGATTTTAAGACGTTCCACTTCTTTATTTTCCGCTGGTATTCTTCACTGCTTCGGTCTATAGTAGGACGTTCTTTCTTTGGCTGTTGTGCTGAAGTGCTCTCCTTTTTGATTTCGGTTGCTGCTACCACCTTTATATCATCTTTGCTCTCTTTTTTGTTGTGCTGCTTGGGTTCCTTCATTTCCGACGCTATTGTTTTCAGCAGTGCCAACATTTCACTGTTTTGCTTTTCGTACAGCGCCTTGATGCCTGCTACATTATTGGTCATATTCCACACCTTGAAGAACAAGATTATCTGCAAGATTCCGAAAACCAAGCAAACGATTGCTAGAATTAATGTAAATGTTTCCATAGTGTATTATTAATTAAATTTCATTTAGTCATCCTTTCCATTAAAGACAGCAACCTGTCCACCTGCTCTTGCGCTTTCGCTGTAAGTCTTTGCTGTTCCATCAGACTTTCCAATGCCTTTTCCAAAGCGCTGGTGGTATTCACGTTATTGCCGTTTCCTGCTACAGAAGTTCCATGATGGTCGCTATTGGCAATATATGAAGATGTATCGTTAAGCATCTCCCCTTCTCCCGTAAGAAGCCAGTCAGTATTAAGTTCAGGGAATTTTCTCTGAATATCCAGCAAGCCACGTTTGCCTACAGAATTTTTAATCTTGTGCACATAACCATTGGATAGTCCACAAGCCCTTTCGAAATCTGATATTGAAATCTTCTTCGATGAGATGAAATCAAAAAGCCTACTCTGTACATTCATAAACAACAAGTTTAATTAATATTAAAATCCACTGATTAATCACTGAGTTTTCTTGTTTCTTAGATAATATATTTATCTTTGCATTACAAAATTAGTAAAACAATAAATAAATCAAAATAATATGGCAGAAAAAGAAGAGAAAAGCCCGATTACACCAACGCTGAGAGTGATGAAGATAGGTGAAGAATTTACTTATCCTATTCAGATGATGACTTCCGTCAGAACTGTATGCACCACATACGGACTGCAATGGGGAAAGACATTCAAAACCCGTATAGACAGAGAGGCTAAAACAATTACAGTAACTAGAATGAAATAAATTATGTTTGGATTTGGTAAGTTAGTCAAAAGACACAAACTGTCTGTTGCTGAAGAAGCGGAGTTGCGCAAATGGAGTTATAATACAGCTTCTTTCGTTAAAGACTATTACAGATATTGTGAGTCAAAAAACATTCCAACCATTCCTGAAGATTTGCTTGCGGAAAGGTTGGAACGCTCCGAACAATTATTCAAATGGCTTACGACAGGGCATTTTTAATAAGAGTTATGACTTCCTCATAACTCTCACTAATATTATAGTTAATGTATTCAAAACCATTCTTTTTGTTACTTGACGGCATTTGTATGCCAATGATAGCATTATTGAAGAGTGATTCAACAATAAAAATAGATGATACATTAATCAACACCTTGGTAGTAGGTGCATTCTCATGTGTTATCACATGAACTTCGATAAAATTTTTCATGATTCTTAATTTTATAAGTTGATATTGCAAAGTTAAGAAAAGCCTCTGAAAAAGACATGAGTTGCCGAATCGAATTGGCTCAGAGGCGCGATTTTAAAGAGTTCTTTGACATTTTGGAAAACACAATAAAGAAAAGCAAAAACAGAAAACTTTCAGCACGTCAATTTGTCTTTAACGTGATGAGTATGCTTGGTGTGAGGCACAAGTATCGCTGAAAGTATGACCTTCAGATACAGCCTGTGCGGACGTAGTGAATATTCCGTACAGGCACGATTTTTAAAAATATCAGATTATAAGATTCATATTGAATAGTTCACTCACTGGTACAACACAATTAGTAACAGCATTCAATATCAATAGCACATCACGTTAAACAAAGTTTAACTAATTGATAATCAGTTGTTTATATTTGTATAATCCACTTTAATAAAGTATCTTTACAATATCAAAATAAACCCATAAACAGCAAGGATATGAAAAGATACGATTTAAGCAGAATAATGACAAGAGCGCATTACATTTTCGGCCACACGTTCAATACCACATTCAGCTACTGCCTGACAAAAGCATGGACGGAAGCCAAAGAGGAAGCAAGAATAAGCGAGGAGAATGCAAGGCGTGCCGCTGAATATAAGGCAAAGTACGGAAACCGCGATTACAGGAACTACCGATCCTATTACAGTTCACGCATGGGACGCAATGACTGGAGATGCGACTACCGCAATGATGCCAAAGCAACAGTCATCCGCTCGTTCAATGCAAGATGATGGTTGTATATGACAGATTCATTTGCCAGACTCTATATAATCCCATCCCCTCCCGTAAGATTCGGGATAACAACCGGTTTAAGCCATTGAGGGGATCATCAGTATGCTAGTCTTATTTTGTTTGTGTGTTAGTCACAATTCTTTATGTATCTAATTCTGAAAAGTTCCAGATGTTCCGGTCCGTGAGGATAGGAACACCACTCCACTCTGTCACAGGTGCGTACAATGGGCATGAATCATTATCTCTATATTCATTTGCCAGGTATGGAGGTTCGATACCTCACAGAGTGACCAAATATCAAATCTTAATTCATTATGGAAAATAAATATCAGATAACAGGCTACCAGCTTGTTTATGCCAATGGAGGAAGGGATACAGTAAAATTGCAGACCCCTGTCATTATAAGCGACATAGAGGGATACAGACGTAAGATACGTTCTGTTCACAACTGTATCAGTGTCAACCTCAGTTATATCGAACTGCCGTGAGATTTTACCGCAATGTACCAACTATAAATCCTGAATATCATGTTAAACGAGGAAGTATTGAAAATCGTCCTGAATGACAAGACATTCGGACAGAGAGAAGCCGCCACTATCGTGGGCGGACGAGGAAGGTTGTTCAGACTGGTAGGTTCTGGTGCCATACGTGCCGAAAAGAAACCTGCTGACAGGCAGAACGGAAGATGGTACTGCAACGCCTTTGATGTACTGAAACACGCCGCGCTCAAATAGATTATTTGAATTTCAAATAGTTATATAAAGTTAAGCTACTGATTTTTAAAGTTTTACAATTTTGCACCCAAAGTAAAAATAGTTAACTTTATATCACTATAAGGAACTAATAAACAATAAGTTATGAAAGTATTATATCTCATTTGGTTTGCTCTGGCAGCTATTGTACATGGTACAATAGACAATCTTGACACCGCATTCTGGGTATCAATATCCGCATTCGTGGTATTATCTCTCATACTTGCCGTGAGAATTGACAGAAAAAATAATCTTAAAAACATATATAATGATGAGAACAGACAATGAGTTGCAGCAGATGAGCCATGATGAGCTTATTGAACAGGTGAAAGGATTGCAGTTCCAGCTTGCCGGTATGGAGCTGGCTGAGAAAGAGAACGCAAGGATGAGGGAGATTCTCTCCGCTATCGGCATTATTTATGAATCCTATAAGACGGAGCGTCATGGATGAGGAACTTGCACGGCTGGAAGCCGAACTTGAGAAAGTGAAAGGGTGCGGGTTGAAATATCTGCCTGAATACGGTTTCTCTTCAAAAGAGGAAATCATGCAGCTTATACAGGAGGATATAAACGAATTACGCTCGGAGATGGAATGCATTCAAAAGGATTACGCTACTGACGAACTTGAAGAAGAGCGCACGAGGTTGTGCATCCTTCAGGGAATACCAAGATATTGTTGAACTTTAAAATATTCAAGAGTGATGGAAGAAAACAATCAAGTTACAGAATTACAGATTATTCAGGCCAAACAAGCGGCCGAGTTTGCAATGACACCGGTAGGGCAAACCGTGAAACAGTTTGAGGTCATGCAGCGCATGGCCAACATGTACACAACAAGCACAATTGTTCCGGATACGTACAAGGGAAATGTGGGAAACTGCGTGATTGCGCTGGATATGGCCATGCGTATGGGGTGTAATCCGCTTATGTGTATGCAGAATCTTTATATCGTGCATGGCAACCCTGCTTTCAGCAGCAAGTTCCTGATTGCCACTATTAACGCAAGTGGCCGTTTCTCCCCACTCCGTTATGAGTTTAAGGGAGAAGAAGGTACGCCGGAGTACGGATGCCGCTGCATTGCTTATGAATCGTCCGACAAAGACCACAAGGAACCGCTTCATGGTGACTGGATCACCATGGGGATGGCTGAAAAGGAAGGCTGGACCAAGAAGAACGGTTCCAAATGGCAATCAATGCCAAGCCAGATGCTCCGTTATCGTGCAGCCGCTTTCTGGCAGCGTGTTTATTGCCCGGAAATCTCAATGGGGCTTATCACCAAAGAGGAGGCAGATGACATTCAGGATGCCGAATATGAGGAAATTATTGATAAATCAGCAAAAAGCAACAAACTTGCCGAAATCGCTGCAAAAGCCGCAGGAGTCAAGGATCAACCCCGCCCGGAACAACCGACAGATCAAACTCAAGACTACGCGAATAATAAACCTACTCGAAAATCATTGTTATAATGGAAATACAACATTCTATAGAATGGTTCCGTAAGCGGCTCGGTAACTTCACCGGGTCGCAAATCGGACTCCTAATGAAGAAAGGGAGAAGTGATTATTTTTCCGATACCGCCAAAACTTATATTTATCAAGTTGCATCAGAGAGGGATATGAATCCTGAAATTATCAATGATGATGTCGAGTTTGAGAAATACCTGCATCAGGTCTGTGTCAACACCAAGGCGATGCAATGGGGTACTGATCAGGAAGAAAATGCCAGAGAGCTGTATGAACGTCTGACAGGAAGACATATAGTTGAGACAGGATCATGCAAACACCCTGCCATAGAACATTTCGCAAGCAGTCCTGACGGTTATTATTACGATGAAGAAACCGGTGAAAAAGGCTGTCTGGAAATCAAATGTCCGATTCAAAGCACTTTCATGAAGTATAAAAGTGAAATACACAACAATGCGTCGCTGCTTGATGTCAAGTTCGAGTATTTCTACCAGTGCATGGCCCATATGATGTGCACAGGTGCGCAATGGACTGATTTTGTTGTTTACAACCCTTTCCAGAGCAATCCTATTCATATAGTAAGGATATTGCCGGATGAAGCGGTGTTTGCCGAAATGGAGAAGCGCATTCGTGTGGCTGATGATATTGTCAAAGAACTGATTGATGTAGAATGATGAAACCGGATATTATAATCAAACAACTTGATAACGGATGTTTTGACGTCCAGATTGCCAATAAAAGTACAGACCAATTATCATTTGATGAAATGCTTGGGCTTGTTGCACAATTGACTGTACCTGAAAACAAGAGATGCCTGCAATGGCTTAAAACAAAAGAGCAACATGAAACTTTCAGAAATAGAAACTTAAAAACAATAGAACAATGAATACACAGATAGCAATCCAGGAAAGCGATCTCGAACTGATCGTCAGTGAAAAGACGTTAGGTAGTCTTACTACCAACGCAAAGCAAATCAGAGATATGGTAAAAGCCGCTTTGCCAATGTATGATATCTCCAATTATAACGATGAGAATATCGATCAGGCAAAGAAAGACAAGGCAGCTTTAAACAAGGCGGCGAAAGCCCTCAATGCCAAACGTCTTGAAATTGAGAAAGAATTCATGAAACCTTTCGGGGAGTTCAAGAACGTTGTAACCGAAACCGTGAAACTTATCGGCGAGTGCTCTGCCAAGATTGACACGGTAGTCAAGCAAAACGAACAGCAATACAAGGATAGGAAGAAAGCCACTATCAAGACTTACTTTGATGGATTGAATGTTAACCTTGTAGACTTCAATAAGGTTTTCAAGTCTGAGTGGCTCAACAAATCCGCAAGCATGAAGTCTGTATGCAACGAAATTGATTCCATATTCTCCAAAGTCGAAAACGAACTTTCCACGCTGAAGGGGTTTGGTGAGGATTTCGATGTCCTTCGTACTTATTATATGGATACGCTCAATATCGCATCCACCATCCAGTATGCCAACCGTCTGAAGGAGCAGCGTGAGCGTGCCAAAGCAGCAGAAGAAGCGCGCATCAAGGCAGAGCAGGAAAAAAAGGCTGCTGAAGAAGCCTGTAAGTCCACTGAGCTACAACAACAGCAATCCCCACGTCCTACGAATCCGTTTGACAGGTTGAGTCAAGGATCGGGCATCCCATCCTCACCGGCCGGACAACCCAAAGAAACTTCCTCCCCTGCCCAACCCGAATTACTGACACGAGCTTTCAAGGTTACCACAACTCGTGAAAATATAATCGCTCTTGGTGACTTCATGAATGATAATAATATTGATTTCGACAAGATTGAACTTGCAGATACCCTATGCAATACAGATTTGAATTCCATTGTCAGAATGCTTGAATATGGTGCAAATCTGATAGACAAAACCGCTACCAAACCTTGTGAAGCAGATAAGGCAAGGCAATTCAGAAACATGATAAAGAAAATTCAAAAGAAAATAGAACAATGAAAATTACAATCAACAAACCAACAG